GCGCGGTGGCGGTGGGCAGCTCGATGCGCATCAGGGCGGTGGCGATGACGAGGAGTTCCCGCGTCGGGAACGTGACGATGAGCCGGCCGTTGTACTCGATGACTGAGTGGTGGGAGAAGGTCAGCTCATCGCCGCCAGTGTCGATGCTGCCCCCAACCTCGATGGTCTGGAAGCTGGTGGCGCGGCTGGTGGAGGCCCACTGGCCGATCTGGTCGCGGATGTTCGGGTCAGTGTCGTTGGCAACCAGGTGCGCAACCAGCAGGCACTGTCCGCCGCTGAACGCCATCCGCAGCCGCCCCACCTCGTAGCCGTCACTCCCCGAGCCGGTGGTTCCAGAGATGTCCACGCCGACATCCAGCGCGCCCTGGCTGATGGTGGTCCAGGTGACCCCATCCTGGGAGCGGTGGGTGGTGACCTGGGCCAGGTTGTTGTCAGTGTCGTAGATCCAGTGCGCAACGTAGATGTACCCGTCCCGGCGGTTGTAGGTGACGGTCGGGTGGTAGCCGTCGGTCGGGGATGTGGTGGAGGTGTAGACCACCACCGAGGACCACGAACCATCGGACGGGTCATACACCGCGCACTCGACGTTGTAAGCGGTCGGCCCGGTGGCCTGCCGCTGGTAGACCACGGCTACCTTGTCGGTGCGGTCGGTGTCGTAGAAGGAGCAGGCGTCCGGGTCTGACAGCGCGCTGGTTGCTGCTGCTGCGGTGGTGCGGATGACCTGATAGGCGCTCGTCTGCTGGACGTCGAACCCGCGCCAGTTGCTGTCCCCGTTGTACTGGTAGATGACCTCCGCCCCGTTCGGGCCAGGGCTACCGCCTCGGTGGATCTTTGCCCTCAGCTCCTTCGATGCGCTCTGCGCTCCGCTCGTCTGGAGTGCGAGGGTGTAGGAGCCCTGCGGGACCGCCTGCCCCACGGTCGGCCCCTGCTGGGTGTAGGTCGCCTTGTCTGCCCAGAGGTGGTCCGGGGTGAGGATGTAGGGGACTCCAAACCCACGAAGCACGGAGCCGGTAACGTCACTTGCCATGGGTGGATTCTCTCACAGTGGGGTCATCGGGTGAGGAGGTAGGAGGCGCGGAGCCAGGCGTCGGGGCCGTACTCGGTGCAGTCTGCGACCAGGCCCCAGACGGGCCGGTGGATGATGGTCGCCGGGGCGGGGGTCATATCGCAGACTTCCCCCAGGGACGCATCCTCCCAGCACATCGAGAGGTTCAGGATCACTGTCTGGTCTACATGCCCCATCACCGCCTCCAGGTCATCGCCGCAGTAGACATCGAAGGACGCAGCCTCCCCTGTCGTTGGGATCGCGGGCTGGTCGCACGCAATAAGCAGGGGAAGGATCATCACCAGCCTCTCTGGGGTTTGGGGTGGGGGTTCGTGCGGAGTGTTCGAGCATAGCGGGAGGTGCCCCGCCGTCCAGACTGGAACAGCTCGTCATCCAGGTGTGACCGCCCGATGGTCGCCACCAGGCGCTGGGGTGCGGAGGAGAGCTTGCCGGTGTTCACGTCGTTGATGAGCTGCGTCCCGGTGCTGTTCGCCACCCCACCATCCCCGGTGGCCTCCTGCCTCAGCGTGCGCATCCCGCCGCTCATCCGCTCGTCCGGTGCGAGGGGATCGCGGCTACCCGCCATGCCGGTTCCGATGTGGGCGATGGGGGGCTTCTGTGCCAGCACGATGCCCGCCTGAGCAGCCCCGAGGGCAATCACAGCCGGGACCGCCAGGGGGGCAAACACGCCGGTCTGCGCCGCTGCCTTCGATGCGGCCACGGCGGTGTTCATCGCGATCTCACCGAGGGCGGCGGCTTGCGATGTACGGAACAGCGCCTTGGCTGCTTTGCTGTTGGTGTCCGCCACCTCCCGCGAGAGGGCCATGGCGGTGCCGCTGGTCACGGAGAGCGCATCGGTGGCGGTCTGCACGTTGGCGCGGGTGGTGGCATCGGCCATGCCCTGAATCTCTGCGGAGACGGCATCGTTTTGCGCCTGCATCGACGCGTTGAACGAGGCGACGGCGGACATGCTGCCCATCGCCTGCTCATTCTGAACCCGCTGGAGTTCCTGGGTGTCCGCGATGATCCCGGCGATGGCGTCCCGGCCAGCCTGCTCTCTCAGTTGCGCCAGCTCTGCCTCTGCGTCCACCTGCTGCCGGGTGGCCCTGGTTGATGCGTCGGTGAGCTGGATCTCCTTGACGCGGACGGTTGTTGTCTCATCGATCAGGGCGATGAGTTCATCGCGCTTGACGTTCAGGCGCTCCAGCTCCTCTTTCTCGGCCTTGAGTCCGGCGGTGAGCAGCTCGTTGAGCTGTGCATAGTTCCGCTGCTTCGGGTTGAGGTCATCGATGGCCTGCTGTGCTTCCAGCACCTTGTTGACCTGCTCACCGAGCGCCTGCGAGAGCTGCTGGACCGCCGGCAGGTTCTCGGTGAACGTCTGCTTGCGGACGCGCGCGATCTTCAGCTCCGCCCCGGACATGTCCCCCGCTGCCACCGCCAGGTCCTCATACGCCGCCTGTAGCTTGACGTTGGCCGACCGAAGCCCGTCGGCGATTGCGGTGGACCGTTCCTGAACCCGTGCGGCCTCCTCCTGGTCTGCCTGATAGAGCTTCACCGCTACGCTCAGGGCGCCCACGATGGCGACGGCCGGACCCAGGGCCACCGAGAACCCGGCGATGCCCCTGGTCAGGGCGGTGACCGCTGACGCGCCCTTGCTGAACTCTGAGGACACCACCCGCGTGACACTCGACAGCCCACGGAGACCACCCCCGGCGTTGTCCGCCTCATCCCCAACCCGCTCCAGCCCATCCGATGCCCGCTCCAGCTCTGCCTCAAGCTGGCTGGCGTCTCCCCGGATCGTAAAGACCACATCCCCTGCGTCGATGTCAGCCATGGTATCGCTCCATTCTCCGTGCCATCTCTGCCCGCTTTGCGGCGGCGGATGCCTTCCGGGATTGCTCAGGGGTTTCGTTCATCAGTCGCCAGTCTGCCAGGATCTGGGTCTGCCAGTGCCGGGGCTGGGAGAGGAACCAGCCCGGCTCCCGCTGCCAGTGCCTGTCGATGCGCAGCGCAACCAGATCCGCTACACCGCGCGTACGGAAAAATCCGCCGTCTCGGCAACCTCCTGTTCGGTCGGCAGGGCATCGGACAGCCAGTCCCCGGCCACGCGGCCCGCCCGCAGAATCGTGGAGAGCTGCACGCGCCGGGGGATGAGCACCTCCAACACGCTCTCTCCGTATGCCACCAGATCCAGGGTCGCCGGGCGATACTTCGGGAGCGGGAGCCGCTCATCGTTGACGACCAGGCCGATGGCGGCGGCGGCACAGCGCATCTGCTTGATCCGAAAGTCCGGCGCGCCGGGGTCGTGCGGCCAGGAGACGGCAAGGTCAGCGAGGACCGCCCACGAAGCAGGGCGGGCCACGGTGAGATCACCAAGGGGGGAGAGCGTGAGGGTGTCCATGATCAGCTCGGGCCGGTCGAGGTGTAGCCGCCCATGCACTCAGCCGTGACGCTGATGGTGTTGGGGTCGCCCTCGGAGAAGTCCCAGGTGAAGATGCAGTCCGCGAAGGTGGCGGTGTAGTCCGCGCCGTCGCCGTGATCGCTGCCCTCGATGGTGAAGACGAGGTCCAGACACCACTCCTCGTGGGCGGTGTTCGTCTTGACCCAGGGGATGGTGGCGACGTTGCCGCCGTTGTCCAGCACGTCGATGAGCGTGAGGTCCGTGCCTGCCGTGGTGGTGAGCATCCGCATGTGCACATCGAAGGTGACGGAGAGCACCGGGTCATCCCCCTTGCGACTGCCGACGATGGCGCCTCGGTCACGGATGACAATCCGATCTGCCTTCTCCCGGCTGAAGCTCACGTTGCCGTTTTCATAAGCGACGGTGTAGGTGAGCGGCGTGCCGGTCCCATCCTGGATGGTGAGCAGCCCGTCGCGACGGACCTTGACGATGGTTGACTCTGCCATGGGGCTATCTCCTGAGTTCCTCGGCCAACGTCAGCACGATGTCAGCCTGTAGTGAGGGGATGAGGTTGAGGGTCAGACGCTCCAGTACCTCGGTCCACACCAGGCGGGCTTCCCCGGCTCGGTGGACATAGACGCTGTAGCCCCTGCCCCGGCGCTCCGCTTCGTTGAACACGATCACAGAGAGGTCTGTTTCGGTGGCAGACACCTCCGCCTGCCAGGCGTCCCGAGAGGTGCCGGTATCGACCGGCCAGTCCGCGCGGGCATCCTCCACCATGACGGCCGCGTGAGACTCCAGCACCGGGAGCAGGGCCGAGAGGTCTACCCGGCCCGTCTCAAAGACGGGGGAGAGCTGTTTGGTGATGCCGATGGTGATGTTCATCGCGCCCTCACCAGGGACCGCAGCCGGCGCACCTGAGACATGATGTTGCCCAGGCCCTGCTGCTGGGGTCGGGCAAGGAACAGGGAGGGCTGCTCATCGCGGGGCTGGCTGTACCGCTCTGTCTCGGTGATCGCCTGCTTCAGCCGCTCGATGATCGCCGGGAGGATCTGGTCACGGATGGTCAACACCTGCTGGGTCCAGAGCGGGTCGGGGCCTTCTCCGGCGCGGTGGACGTACTCCGCATAATCCACGCCGTTCGTCACGGTGTAGCCGATGAACGGGCGATAGACCGGAGAGACATCCCATCCGCTGATGGATCGTCCTGTGACCACCGGCCAGCCGCTGCGGAGCTGCATCAGGATGTCCTGTGCGCCACCGATGAGAACCATCTGCTCCCCGGCCGACAGGACACGCTCCGACCCGTGCGTCCGCTGGAGGTGCTTCTCCACGCTGGCAAGCCGGATGTCGAAGTCGAGCGCGCTCACAGCGTCAGATCCAGGTTGAAGGTTGCGCCAACCTCGAAGGACTGCACCATGTACGCGCCGCCCTGGAGGCGGGTGGTGGTCACCGCGCCCAGGGTGACCGAGGCCTCGGTGGTGAGGGTGCTGCCCTGCTGCATCAGATACTTCTGCGCAGCGTGTAAGTCAGTGAGCGCGGTGGAGGGGGCCTCCAGACCAGAGCCGGGCTTGAGTTCGTGGCCGAGTTGGACAACGAAGCGCGCCTCCACCCGAAGCCCATCGGCGCGGACGCGCTCTCGGCTGGGTCGCTTGCGGTCCCCGGCCGGTAAGACCGCCACCGCCTGATGACCGCGCGGAGCCCCTGCCCCCAGCAGGCCAGCAGGGGAGCGGCATTCCACCAGACCCGCTGCGGTGAGTCTGGCGATGACAGCAGTAAGGGCGGAGGCGTATGTCACAGTCAGCCCCGGTAGCGGGTAGACCGCCCGCTGGAGAGGATGAGCACCGGGCTGACGGGCTGGCGCTCCTGGCTGACGTGGTTGTCCTCGTCGGAGTCCATCAGGCTGCGGATCTGCCCATACAGCTTCGGGAGGGTGGCCTCGATGCGGGCGGCTTCCTCCCGGTAGGGACCACCACCGCCCAGGGTCAGCGCAAGGTCATTCAGCGCATAGACCAGCGCCTGGGCAGTCAACCAGGGACGCATGGTGGACGGGGTGCGCATCCGCCAGAACGGCAGGCCTTCGGAGTACATCCGGGTTGTAAGCTCTGTCCAGGCGTCCGTGATGAACTTCTGGAGGTCGCTGGCCCCGGTGGTCTGGAGGGACGCCAGGCGGCTGTAGCGGTTCGTCAGGTCGGTGGTCCCGACCGGGGGGTAGAGGCGGCTGGCGCACAGGGCGGCATCGTTGAAGAACGGATGGTCGTCGCCGCCGATGGTCGCGGTGAAGCGCACCAGCCAGCCAGCGCCGAGGGTCGCGCTGGATGTGGTGGCGGCGCTCACGGTGTAGGAGAGGGTGCCCCCGCTCTCCGATGCAGTCTCTCCATCCAGGACGGTGTTCCCGCTGCTGTCGAACAGGCTGAGCACCACGGCAGACACCGTGGGTGCCGTGCCCGCGTGCTCGATGGCCACCGATACCGTGGTGTCCTCTCCCCGCTGGATGAGCACCGGCCCGGTCCAGCGGGCGGAGTATGGCGTGAGGTCTGCCATCAGACGGTGCTAAGGGCCACGCCGTCGTTGCTGACAGAGCGCCACAGCAGCGCGCCGGCCTTGATGGCCCCACGGAGCGTGACCTCATCCCCCGCATCGGCGAAGATCAGGGTGTTGTTGCCGGTCTGGTTCACCGTGGCGGCTGCGGTCAGGGTGATGTCCCCGCCATCCACGGAGAAGGTCAGGGTGACCTGCTGCCCGAAGAACACCGGCGCGCCCAGGGTGCGGGTCTCCGCACCACCGGAGGTCAGGTGACAGACGACGTGGTGGTGGTCGGGCAGCAGGAAGGTGCCCGCATCCCCCGGGTCACTGATCTCCACGATGCCGGGCAGGCGAACAGTCTTGAATCCCATGGTCACTTCTCCTCTCGCCGGTCCTTGCGGATCGCGGCATCGGTGGCTGTTTTGCGCGCCTGCTCAGGGGTGACCTGAGCGCGGCTGTTGTCGATGATCTGGCGGGTCATCCGGTCGATTGCCTCCCGGCGCCCTGCCTTCTCCCCGCTCATGATGGCGGGGCCTTGCGCTTCGGACGGGTCAGCTTGACGGCTTCCTCCTCCTCAGCGGCAGTCTGCTTCTCCCACGCAGCCTCCATCGCGGCCAGGCGCTGCTCAGCAGCGGCCAGGTCAGCGGCGAGGTGGGGATTCATGCTCACGCGGGACCGGAGGTTGTCCACCCGATAGCGGGCGCCGTCCATCTTGTCCCGGTAGGTCAGCTCGTGCATCGGCTCCACGATCCCCGCGTCCCGAAGGTGCGCAGAAAATCGAGCCATCGCGGCGCTGTTCTCGTCGTCGTCCCAGATGATCCGACCGGAGCGGGTCACGGTCGGGTTCATGCCGGGCTCCACCCACCACTTGCGCCCATCGGTGCACTCGTAGAAGCGGGCATAGTCGAAGAACAGGGCGTCAGCCTCATCTTCCCCATCGAGCAGGAGGCGCTTGTCTTTGGGGTTGATGTAGGTGCCGCCCTTCGAGACGGCCCCCTGGATTGCCTTGCTGAGATCCATCCGCCGGTCCGTTCCATTGACGCCGGGCTTTGCGGTGAGCTTGCTGAGCTGCGGAATCCAGCCGTGCGTCTCATCGTACCGCCATGCGTTGTCGTAGTGGATGAAGACATACGCAGCGCCGGGCCGGGTTCTGGCGTCGGCTGGCAGGAGGTCCGGGTCAGCCGAGACGACGGGTGACCGTCGCTTCGGTGCAGTCAGTGTGCGGGTGTTTCTCACAGGGGCTCTCCAGGGGCTTTCAGGGGTCTATCAGCGGTCGGTGACGATCTTCACACCGCGCGCGTCTTCGGCCTCGACGACGGCGGGGTAGAACTGACCGACCAGCGCGGAGGCGAAGTTGGTCTTGTCGCGGTCCAGCTCCAGGATGAGCGCCTCGTTGGCAAGGATCGTCTCAGAGCTGGGGATGTGGCTGGCGATGACGCGGGGGTCTGCGATGGTGTAGGCGAAGCAGCCCGCACCGAACATCGCGCCCACGGAGTCGCCACCGGAGGCGGCAACAGAGTCGGACTGGTAGAAGTCGATGTTCAACCAGGAGCCCTTGAATCCGGGGCCCTTCGCGGCCAGCATCTCCGGGGTTGCGGCGATGAACTGGACCGCGCCGGCCTCTGCGCGGAGGCTGCTCTGGAGGTTGTTGAACTGCTCCGGGTACAGCACACAGGCATACCGCCCGCCGACGTTGCTGGTGTTGAGCTGGAACTGCGCATCGAAGATGTCCGACACGGTGAGGTCCACGGTGGAGGTTCCGACGCTGTTGGACAGCGAGCCGAACAGGGTGCAGAGGAGGTCGGTCATGGTCAGGCCGATCCCCTCGACCAGCTTCCGGGCCACACGCTCGATCTGAATCGGGCCACCCGCAATCGGGATCAGGTCGGTCAGGGTGTAGCGGCGGGCATACAGCGCGGGGGTGAGGCTGAACTCACTGGTGGTGTACGCGCTGTTGGCGATGTTGCTGCCGTCCAGCTCGCTGGTGGCTGCGGTGTAGGCGCCGGGAACAGCGTCCTGCGTCACGTCCAGGACGCCGGAACCCATCGGGCTCCAGGGGATGCGCATCATCAGGTTCGACAGGTCGGTGCCGTCGTAGAGCTGCTCCAGCACGAGGTCAGACAGGACACTGGCGACGAGTCCGCCGTTGGTGCCCAGGAGGGACTTGGTAATCTCAGCGGCCATGGGGATTCTCTCGGTGTCTTCGGGGTGATGGCTCTGTGTGCCCGTGTCGCTGGGCTGCGTATACCCCATGTCGGAGGGGCAACCGAGAGAGCCGATGGTTCAGGGTGATTGTATCCCAGGCGGAACAATCACCCGTATTCTATGCCATTTGTCCGTACTATGAAACAATGCCCTGCTTTTTCAACTGCTCCAGCAGGGCGGACGCAGCGCGCGGCCCCTGCCGGGACCGGACCTCCTGGTAGGCGGCGAGGTCCAGCGGGGTGTCCGGCGCCTTTGGCTGGCCGGTCCCGGCGTTGGGGTTGACTGCGGGCTTGACGGGCTGGCGGGATGCGGCGGCTTCGGCGGTCTGCTCTGGCGCGCTGAACAGGCGACCGAAGAACTGGTCCCCCTTGAGGCTCTCCACGAAGGTCTCAAACGGAGGCGGCTCGGCCCCCTCCCCCAGCTCGGCCAGCTCTGCGCCGTACTCGCGGCGGATGGCGCGGCGGGCGCGGGTGCTGGTGATGCCCATCCCGGTCAGGGTCAGATCCTGCTCGTGGGTGGTGCGGGTCTGCTTGAGTTCCCCTTGCAGGGCGGTGACCTGCTCCTTGAATGGAGAGAGGGCCGCGACCTGCTGCTCGAAGGTCGCGGCGGCGTTCTGCCAGGTGGAGGCTTCCTGCTTGTAGCGGTCGCGCTCCGAGGTCACAGCGCGGAGGGACGCCTTGAGGCGCTCGATGTCCGGGTGGGTCTCGTCACTCATTGGGGGCTCCGTTGTCAGGGGTCGGCTCAGTGGCCGGGTCGGGTGTGGGCGCTGGCGCCGGGGCGGGCATCAGCGGGGCGAGGGCAGCGGCGAGGGCGTTCTCCTGGACCTGCTGCTGCACGAGGTACGCAATGGCTTCCTCGTCGCTCTCCAGGGAGGGGTCCAGGCGGCGGGCCAGGGTCACCCGGCTCACCAGCCCCAGGTCACGCTCTGCCGTGAGGTTCTCGATGGCCAGCGCGCGCTCCTGCTGGGAGAGCCCCAGGCGGGCGTACTGGATCTGATAGGCGCGCTCATCGGTGGGCAGGGCGGTCCCGCCGTAGGCGTTGGCGAGGCGCGCGGCACAGGCGAGGAGCTGACGGTCACCGGCGCGGTTCGACGGCTCTGCCCGCTGCTGTGCCCGGCGCTGTCCGTCCCGGCTGACGATGATGGCAATCCCAGACCGGGAGGAGCCGGATGCTTGCAGGTCGCCAGGGTTGAGTCCGGCGTAGACCGCCAGGCGCTCTCCGTAGCTGCGCAGCGCCTCCACCCCCTCCATCGGGGAGAGCCCCGGCGGGTATGTGTCGATGCGTCCGGACCCGTCGCGGGTGCTGTTGAACTTGAGGATGGTCTTCGGGCTGGTGGTGATGGTCTCCAGGTTCCGCGCGCCCTGGATGGTGATGGCGGTGCCTGCCGGGGGCTCCAGGTCGATGGCAACCCGCTGCGGAGAGGCGCTGTTGTTGAAGGCGTCCCACCACGAGGTCCAGCCCACCGCCAGGCGGAGCGTACCGGCAACCAGCTCGGTGCCCGCCATCCAGTCGAATAGCCGGTCCTGGAGGCGCGCGTGGTAGAGGACATAGGGCAGGATCGGCGCGCCGTCGGGGTCGCGGTAGGGGTATTCCGTCCCTCCGGCGTACACCGCCGTCATGTCGATGCGCCGGCCGTCCTCGTCGATCTCCTCGATGCGGAACACCGGGGCGGCGGGGTCGCGGACATCCCAGGTCTCGTAGGTCTCGACGTGAATCGGCCCCTCGTCGGTGCCACGCGTCCGGGGGCGCCACTCCTCGACCATGGCAACCCGGTCCGGCTGGCCCCGGGCTGCAACGGCTTTGGTGATGCGGCCCGGCGTCACCACCCGATACTGCACCTCTGCGGGGATGCCCTCCTCGGTCGGCCAGTCCAGGCGCACGAAGCACTCTCGGATGCCGCGCTGGTGCATGTCCCGTTCCTGCATCTTCGGCCAGAGCGCCGGGGTCACGATGGCATCCAGGTCCGGGTCCCCATCGGCGGACACCTCTGGCGGCTCGTCGTAGGAGACGGCGATCTGGCTAAGGGTCAGGTGGAAGGCATTCTCACTGAGATCCGGGTTGAGCTGAAGCTCCGCCGCGATCTCTGGCGCGTAGTCCTTCTGAATCTCAGCGGTGATGTCAGGCCGGTGGGCGCCGGTGAGCAGGCGCTCCCGGAGGAGCTGCTCACGGATGCGCGGGGCTTGATCGTCGGAATACTGCATCGGGTCTCACTTGATCAGGGTCATGGATGCGCCGGAGCGTACCACCGGAGAGAGCCAGTACTCCCCGATATAGCCCGCTGCGTCAAAGGGGTGTTTGAGGTCGTTGTTCTCGCCCATCCAGTGACGGTAGCTGTGGATGAGTCTGGAGCAGTCCTGGTGAACGTACAGCCGCCCCTCGACACAGGCGGAGCTGATGATGCGGGCGCGTGCCTTGACTGAGCCGCGCCCCTTGTAGGGTGGCTGGAAGTCGAAGGGGGCGCGGGGTCGCCCCATCTCGTGGGCCATCGCGCGGTTGATGAGCTGGTTGACGGTGGCGGCGATGCCCCGGCGCCCGGCGCTGTTGGAGTCTGCCCGGCCCACGGTGATGTGGTCGTAGTCAGTGCCCCACGGTGCCAGGAGTTCCTGGCGCACCGCGCGCACCTCCTCTGCCTCGGTCATCCGGTCGTGGGGGCTGTACTCTCCGAGGAAGTAGACCGCGCTCCCGTCCCAGCCGGTGAGATACCAGACGGTGTTTCCCGGGACCTCTCCCCAGTCCACACCCAGCCCCAGTTCCTCAAAGCGGATCGCCTCCAGGAACTCGTCGTCGATGATGTTCGCGTCGGTGAACCCGGGCACGCGCCGCCCGATGGTGTAGCCCTCCCACTCCGCCATGATGCGCTGGCCGCGCTCCCAGGTGGGCGTCTCTGCGATCATCTCCCGCACCCGCTCCGCTGCCAGGTGGGGGGCGTTCTCGTGGCTGAGGATGGCCTTGAAGACCACCCAGCCAGGGTCCTCCGGCCCGGTGCCCTGCTGCGGGTCGCCCTCGACGACGTTCCGCAACCACTCACAGGGACGCCCGATGGGTGTCAGCGTCCCCCAGATGGGTGCGCCACGCACACCGCCGCGCTTGTTGAACTCTCCCCAGTGGGACCTCTTCGGGGGCTCGTCGAACCACAGCCAGTCCAC